GGATAACATAATTTCCTAATTTTCAATCAGGAAGAATTGTAACAAGGGCAATTGAATATTATTAAAGGAGTAGAATCAGGAGGAAAATTTAATGACGATTGAAGATTTTCCCAAGGAGTGTATTTATTTGGAAGCGGAGCACCCATCCAATCCTGATAAGTGGTGACACTTTCGTTTAGGGGGTGGCAATTTGTTTAGACAGATGCCATACAAAATGACCGCGCTCAGAGAGTGGAATATACGTATGTCTCGATTCAGTACACCTGAGATTTTTGATCCAGTTGTGAATCACATTCTAAGAGAACAAGGGTTTGACACTAGTCACAGCCATGAACCTAGGAGCGTGTATTCTGTTGAGAAATTGTATCAACAACTCGAAGGGTTTAATCCCTCTAGGTCTATTTTCGTGAATCTGCAAGATGTACACGTTAAGAGAGGGATTGCTTATGCTTACAAAATGTTTGCGAAACCAAAAGATGGACAGTTTCTTAATCCTATGACTTTCTATGATGAGTCACTCATTAGTAATTGGAAGTCTAGTGCTGGGTTAACAGCATATGGATTAACGAAAAGAGAAGCATTCTCTAGGGGTACACTTTCTGTTGAGAGAATTCTTAACAAAGGAGAAGCTTCAAGAAAGCCCGAACCATGCATAGCATTAACGCGAACTGGCAAGGCGTCCAAGAGTAGGCTTGTATGGGGGTATCCAATGTCAATGACATTGTTAGAAGGTTCAGTCGCAAGACCAATCTTGGCACAATTTAAAGGTGGAACAACTTCTATGGCTTTCGCTCTGACCAACAAAACCTTGGGCGCAAAGATACTTTCCGCTGCTAATGGTAGAAAGTATTGGTATTCACTTGACGCTAGTCAATTTGATGCCACAATTCAAGCGCCAATCATTAAAACGGCTTTTAACATCCTACGTACTTGGTACGATATGGAAGCTGTGTACCATAATGATACTACTGTTGGTGAAGTATTTGACATTATAGAAGACTATTTCATTAGAACACCAATTGTTATGCCTACGGGCGACAAACCGGTGAGAGGACAAGGAATTCTCCACATTGGCAAGAGACATGGCGTCCCAAGTGGAAGTTACTTTACTCAAATAGTCGATAGCATAGCTAATATTATAGTGTTAGGTACCCTATCTTCAAGATTTGGTTTCATAGTAGATATGGATACATCATTTGTATTAGGTGATGATCTACTTTTCTTCACAAACACCTCTGTTAAACTGAAAGAATTGGCTACTTACGCATCCAAGACTTTCGGAATGAAGTTTAATCCTATTAAATCCAAAGTGGGCACGACTAAAGAAGACGTCCCATTCTTAGGACGCATTTGGCGCAGAGGAATACCAACGAGAGATACAATCGAAGCTATCGATAAGATGCTTTGGCCTGAAAATTACCGTAAATATGGTAATGCTGAACGAGAAGGACGTTTAGTTGTGTTGTCTTACAACCTGTCTGCAGTACAAGAAACAACGCTTATACCAGACTTAATGGGTTGGAGGACCAGGGGAACTAACCCTGAAGACATTTATCTTAATGCAAGTAAGTTGTCGGGCTTCTTTCGTTACATGTTAACGCACACGGACC